TTCCACCTTGCACGATTAGATAAACAAATAAAAACCAACACATGACAACTGACCCCGAAAACTTAGAAAGCTTAGACGCTGCTAGTCTAGACACATTAATCCAACATTACCTGTCCTTGAAGCAGAGACTAACCGACAATTTATATGTCCGTGAACGCTTGGTTGAGCTACAAGACGAACAGTTAAAAAGACAGATCGAAGCCCTCGGTAATTACGAACCGATCGGTGATGATATGAAGAACCAACTAAATAACCCATAATGAGCTTACTCACCCTTGGAATGTTTGTCTTAGCTGGCTTACTGATCTTTGCTTGGGCTTACGATATGTTATGAACTTTGTAACTGGCTTATTTACTAACCGATCTTGGAGTATACCTGAAGAGATAAAATATAATAAAATGAATAGCTACGATAACTGGCTGAACGCTAACAACCCATACGACATAGCAGATGAAGAAGAAAGAGAAAGAGAGTACCATCTACAACAGATTGAAGGCTTGGACGAAGACGAAGTTCAAGATTACCTGTTCGCAAACCGAACCGAAGACCCACGAGAATAATAATAAACCTTTCGTTGTAGACGGACAATTTTGGGAGGCTGAGAACGATATACTTAAACATGAAATTCGACATAAATGAAGAGATAACTGACTGTTCTGAGTGGGTTGGTATCGACCACAAAGCTATATCGGATGGATGGTATCACTTTTGGGGTAACACTCAGATCACTAGCTTTGAGAAAGATATAAAGGGTAAGTATATAAGAGACGAGGACGGCAAACTTATTGCTCATCGTACTAACAAGCCTAGAAAACTTCCTAAGACTTGGTACAACAAGAACAAAGATGGAAGCTAACAATAACAAGGGAAACACTTGGAGGATGCGTGAGTGGGGACGAGCACAGTATCGTAACCAACAAGCAAAGCTAAGATTAGAAGGTGAGTCTAGTAAGACTGCCAGTGCTAAGCGTATGTTATCCGTCATGTGTCCGAAGTTAGGCAAGCGTGTTGATGAGTTCATGAAGCAGTTTGGTGGGGGTACAGAGCATACTACACCTTTGTTCCTTACCTTCGTACTTGATATGTGTCCGTATGAGATAGCTATCATCGCTCTGCGTACCTTCCTTGACCACCTAGATCGTAACCTAAGCGTGAGTGGCATGGCTTTTCGTATCGGCAAAGCGTTCGAGAACGAAGCAAGATGGAAGCAAGCAACCGAAACCTTTCACCCTAACAAGCTCGACCTGTTGAAGTTAGATGACAGGAGTAAAGCAATGAAGCTCAAACAGTTCTACCTGTACGAGAAGATGGAGGAACGCTTCACACTTTGGGATGCTCGACATAAGACTAGCTTAGGTGCTTGGCTATTAGAAGAGATACGATTACACACAGGGCTATGGCAAGTAGGCTTTAAAGGTAAACGAAAGGGACATAAGCCAGAGCGTTTAGTATTACCTACGAAAGACTTTACTGATTGGATACGAAGGTTCGACAGGTGGATGGAAGGATGTCGTCCGTTCAAGATGGCGTTAGATGAAGAACCTGTTGACTGGCACACCATAATAGGTGGAGGCTACTCGTCCAAACACATAGCACCTATTCCTTTCTTTACAGGCAAGCCTTTGAGTTGGTTTGAACCGCACGTAAAAGCGTACGACCATGTGTTCCGGGCTGTTAATAAAATGCAGAAGGTAGCTTGGTCTATCAACGAAGAGATGTTAGAGATAAGCTTGAGGTGTTGGGAAAACAAACGAGTAGTAGGTAACATCCCACAGTTCGGAGAGATAGATGAGCAACCGAGATATACTGGCGAATGTCCGCATGAACTACGTGCTTGGAAGTTAAAACAAAAGGATATTAAGACAGCTAACGAAGCTAATGGAAGTAAAAGGTTTCAAGCTTGTCGAATCCTACACCTCGCTAAGATATATAAGAAGTGGGACAAGGTATTCTTTCCGTATAGATGTGACTACAGGGGTAGAGTGTATGCTTTACCTCACTACCTACACCCACAAGGTAACGACTTAGCTAAGAGTTTGTTAGACTTCAAGAAGGGCGAGCAAGTAGTAGATGAAGATGACTTAGAAACTGTATTAGTCCACGGTGCTAATATGTGGGGAGTAAAAGGTACACGACATGATCGCATCGACTGGGTGAACAAGCGTAAAGATTTTATACTTGAAGCAGCGAATGATCCACACGGTACAGACTGGTGGACTGATGCTAGTGATCCGTTCTGCTTTCTTAGATTCTGCTTAGAGTACAAGAAGTTCACTGAAGAAGGGTACGGCTATGTTAGTTACTTACCTGTCCGTCAAGACTGTAGTAATAATGGTATGCAAATCCTATCGCTGTTGTTACGAGATAAGGACACAGGTAAGATGTGTAACTTAGTAGAAGCTGACCGATCTCACGATCTTTACCAACAAGTAGCTGACCGTGTATATAATCACTTGAAGAATGATGGAGGACCGATAGCACAGAGCTGGATGCAGTACGGATTCACTCGTAAGTTAGCTAAGTTATCCGTTATGAATCGTCCGTATGGATCGTCAGCGTATATGCTCACGCAAAACATCTTTCATAGCATCGGATTGAATCATCCTTGGGAGAGTACAGGAGAGATGCTGACCGCAGTTATGTGGCTGTGTAAGATAGTAAATAAAATAGCTGATGAGGTGTGTACGCCTGTGAATAGTGTCATGAAGTTTCTGAAGCAGAGTGTACGAGAGCTAGGTTATGAAGCTCCTATCATGTGGACTACACCTACTGGATTTAAAGTTGTTCAATCGTTTCGTAAAACTAAGAAGGTTAGTCTTGATAGTGTCTTTGATAACACATACATGAAGTTACACACCGAAGAACTAGCTGATGAGATCGACCCGAAGGGACAACAAGATGCAGTCACCGCTAACTTTATACACAGCTTAGACGCTTCAATCGTCCATCAAGTTGCAAACTTTGTTGACTTCGATGCAGGGTACATACATGACTGTTTTGTAACACACGCTTGTAACGCCAGAGCTATGAACGCAATCGTAAGAAGAACCTACTCACAAACATTTAACGTTGATCTCCTGACCGAGTTCCGAATGGAGCAAATCAACACCAACCCAGAAGCAGAACTCCCGTCAGTGCCGGAGCTTGGAGACTTAGATGTCTCTGCAATAACACAGATGAAGTATCTGCTTTCTTAAAAACATAAACACCAATAGAGATATGACAGTAAAAGCACGAAAGAAACACGACATAATAAAAGTAGGAGGTACTTCAAAGTACTGCCACTTGAACGAACCTAACAAGACATACAAGAAAGAGTACGGTGAGTACCAATGTGAAGTTATCCTTACACCAGAGTTAGCTGAACAAGTTAAGAAACAACTACGACCTGTATATGAGAAGGAGTTGCAAGCTAAACAAGATGAGTTAGGTAAGGAAGTAAATAAAGCTGAGATTCCTATCGTTGAGAAGGACGGACAAATCCGCATCAAGACTAAGTTAAAAGGTGGAGTGATGACCAAGGCAGGTAAGGAGTATCTGTTCAATGTAGCTATGTATGATGCAGCAGGTAAACCATTACCGAAAGATGTACAGGTATGGGGAGGTAGCAAAGTAAACGTAGCTTTCCGTCCTAGCTTTTGGTACACAGCTTCACTTGGTTTTGGTGTGTCGTTTGAGATCGCAGCAGTACAAGTGTTAGAGTTAGCTAACGGCGGAGTAAGTGAACAGTCTGCTGAATCGTTTGGCTTTACAGCTGAAGAAGGATACGTAGCTAACGGTGGTGAAACTCTTGACTCAGCATTCGATGCGGAAGAGACGGAAGAAACGCTCACAGCGAACTTCTAATTACCGTTCTGGATTTGAAGAGACACTAGCATCTCAGCTTAAGCGAGGTGGTGTTAACTTTGAATACGAAACAGTTAAGTTAAAGTATGTTAAAACAGCTACATACACTCCCGACTTCATACTACCTAACGGCATCATCATAGAAGCTAAAGGTTTATTCACAGCGGAGGATAGAACTAAACATATACTTATAAGAGAGCAGCATCCACACCTAGATATA